AAAAACCCTCTTTTTTAGTAAGTTAAAGCTAATCTTTTAGCTTGTTGAATTTCAATATCGTTTAAACATTCAGCTAATAACTCAGCAAAATAAAGAGCCTCTTGGCTTTTTTCATCGGTTGGAGCTTCTATTGTTAAATGCAAAGCTAATGCAAGGGCTTCTATATTGTTTGTTGGTTTCATTTTATGCCACCTGTAATGTTGGTATTAAGCTGCTTTTAAAACTGTTTTTTCTTGAGCCATGCACTGCTATAGCTATAGAGCTATTGTCCTTGTTTGAGCCGTCACACAATCCGCAATCGATACATTGTAATTGCTCTTGCGTAGTGTTTAAACATTGCAGCTCATTAGCTAATAAATCATCTTCTTGCAGTGCTACTCTAAAAGTCCTAAACCCTTGATCTTGATATTTTATAGCTTGTTTTGGTGTATCTACTGAAATCATACAAAGGGCAGCAATTCTAGAATCAAAGTTTTTATGATTAGCTTGATGAGTATAACCGGTGTGTGATAAGCATAAATCAACTAATTCTTTTTGCACTGAATAGGGCACTGCTGCCGGATCACCGTATGCGCCAAGCCTTATTTTTCTATGAGTAAAATGTTTACCATGTAATGCAGCATTAAAAAGAGGATAATTGCCCTTTTTGTAACTATTCCAGATACTATTGGGCGCACGTGATAAATCAACGTAGCAAGTGTTACCCGCTGCATGCCTATGGGGGCAGCTGCCGCATATAGACTCATCTAGTCCAAGCTTGGCCGTTTCATGGGGGGAATGCTCACCGTCCGCGAATATCCATAGCTGCACCATGTTACCGGTTTTAGCGTTAGCACTATTGTAGGTGGCAATAGCTATTATATCTTCTAACGGGTTGAGTACTGACGGGCCTTGATAAACTATATAGCCGTTAGCAGCTTTTTGAGTTTTTGTTTTTTTAATCTCTATCATGTTGTATTACTCCGTTGTTTTAATTTTTTTTTCTGACTGGCGCGTTCGCTTGTTTATTTATTTTACTGGCGCGTTCGCCTGATTATTTATACAGTATTTAATCCCTTATTTTAATTCAGGGAATTTTAAGTCCATCATTTTTCCAACTAATTCCGCTTTTTCTTTCCAACCCCAAGAGGGATATTTTTCATCTACATGATTTGTGAAAGTGCTATGGTATTCACACCTTTCATAAAAACCAGGATTTTGCTCTGCTATTTCTCCAAATGCTTTTTCGAGTGCTATTTCTGCTTCTATACTCATTTTGTATTTCTCCATTATTTAACTAACTAAGTTTAAAACGTCTTGAAAGTTATCAGACTCAAAAAACCATTCGTCTATTGTTTGATTGTCATCGTCTAATCTCATCACACAAAACCGATTGGGGAATTCAGTTGAGTCAGGTTGATCGATCCAAACTTGGAATTGATTCACTTGAAAGCTTGGCAATTCATCATTGCAATAGCTTATGTTTTCCCATGTTGTGGGGATATCTAAATCTTTATAAAAATCTGTCCAATTATCCATTATTGTATTCCTCCGTTGTTGTTGTATCGATTATAGCAACAATTGTAGACAATGCAAACATTATTTATCACCGGATATTAATTGCATACTAATTGGGTATTAATAGTATAAGCCTTAAAGATATTCGAGTGCTGCTTGTATTGTTATCACTTAATCGCATTCAACAATTAAATAATATTTATCAATAAGTTATGTTTATGAATATAATATAATCATAGCTTTAGTAAATGTAGGTAGTGCCGGTTGGGATAACCACTCTCATATATATACACGCCACGACAATCAAACAGTTATAAATAATTTCCATGTAAGTTTCCATGTAAATTTCCATGTAGAATTCCATGTAGACCCCAACCCCCAAAGATTAATATCTGAAGATGCAGTTGTAGTCCCCTCCAAACACCCGACAGGAAATTAACCAAAGTGCTTTACCTTGGTACATTAACCTAAATGATTTAGTTTTTAACTGAACTAAGTCATAAATAAACTGTCTAAGTAGTTACTTAATACTTAATAACAATAAATCTTTAATTAAAATAAAATAAAATTAAAAAATTAAAATTAAACTAAATTACTTAACTAAACTGTTAAGGATATTACCTAGGGTAATGTTTTTATCGTTATTTCGTTTAATATATGGTATAATCGGGGGTATGAATAAATACATGCAAAATCAAGGTCTTTTAAGTCAAGCACAACCCCCTGTACAAGCTCCTGTACAACCAATGCAAGCACCTGTACAAGCACCTGGTTTATTAAAACAAGACCCTAATGAAGAAATGCGCCAAACTTTTAAAAAACAAATACAAGATCATTTGGTATTACGGGAAGAGCCAAGAGAAAAAACCTACCTTGATTCGTTAGGTAAACTAACAGGTGGTATAGGCCATCTTTTATTAAAAGAAGAACAACCACTCTATCCTGAAGGAACTGTAGTACCAGAAGAAGTTAGAAATGCTTGGTTTGAGGCTGATTCAGCCAAAGCCACTAAAGCTGCTTACGATCAAGCACAAGAGCTACAAGCCCCTAGTTTAATACCAGCGTTAGCAGCAGTTAACTTTCAACTAGGTACTGCTTGGACAGAAAAGTTTCCTACAGCGTATGAACACCTAAAGAACGGTAACTACGAGTCAGCTATTCAAGAAATTGAGAACACTTCAGAGGGGTCAGGAAAGCCATCAAAATGGAAGACACAGACCCCAGTTCGTGTAGCAGACTTTGTTGAGGCTATTCGTGAACTAGCACAATCAAAGCAAAGAGCATAAAACAATGGCAACAATTACAATAATCCACGGTAAAAACTCCGTAAAAGGTATTTACAAAGACGGTGTTCTAGTAGCTACCCAAGATAAGGGTTGTTCTTTACAAGATTTAGAAGATTGTGTAAAACAACACGGTGGAGATAATCCAAAGGTTGTTGATACTGATAGCACTTGTGGTAATGTCCTTGAAATGCCATCTAAACTTAAACCTAAGACTGTAGAGTTAAAGGTTAAACCTAAAGAGAATTCTCCAGATTGAAATACGAAGACCTCGCTCCTAAAAAACAGTTATTTGTAGATTCTTACATTAAACTAGGTGACAGAAAAGAAGCTTTTGAAAAAGCTGGATACTCTGTAGAAGGTCGTGGTTGGACAGCTAATGCTAGAGCCTTGTTTTTATCGTTAGAAAAAATCATCACTGAACGTGTTGATATGAAAATTGGTGATGGGGCTGTAGTAGCGTTTAACGTAGTCCGTGAAATTATGGTAGACAAAGACGTTTCACCAGCTGTTCGTTTAAATGCTGCTAAAGACTACTTAAATCGTGCTGGTTATGATGTACCAATTGAAACAAGAGTTAATATTAACGATGAAAGAAACTTGTCTAACTCAGAAATAGAAGCTGAAATAGCTAGGATTCAAACTGAAATGCCTATCGTTAAGCTGGTAAAAAATTGAGCCAAGAAAGATTAATGCGTTTGCTTCAAGAGAAGGAATTACGCACTAAATACAACAAGATTGATGCTTGGAGTAACTCAGCTTATAAATGGCAACAAGATTTAGCCAATAGCACTAAAGAACACGCACAAATACTAGCTATGTGTGCTAACCAGATAGGTAAAACTACTACTGGTGCTTATATAACAGCTTGTCACTTAACTGGAAAATACCCAAGTTGGTGGAAAGGTCACAAGTTTAAGAAACCCATTAAAGCATGGGCTTGTGGGGTTTCAACAGAAACTACACGTGACATTTTACAAGCTAATTTATTAGGTGATCCTGGTAATGAAAAAGATCAAGGTGCAGGTTTTATACCCAAAATTGATATAGTATCTACTACACGTAAACCACAAGTTCCTAACGCAGTACAAACGGTACTGGTAAAACACCATGATATTGACACAGGTAGAGAGAACGGTGTATCACGGTTGGACTTTAAAGCCTATGAGCAAGGTGAAGCAAAGTACATGGGCCGTCCAATGGATTGGATTTGGCTTGATGAGCAACCTGACTCAGGTATCTATACTCAGTGCATTACCCGTACAGTGGCTACTAACGGCATTGTAATGATGACATTCACACCAGAAGATGGTGTTACGTCAGTTATACATCAGTTTATGAATGATATACGTCCCGGTCAAAAGCTATTACAAGCAACTTGGGACGATGCACCACACCTTTCAGAAGAACGAAAGATGCAGTTATTAGCTCAGTACCCACCTCATGAAGCTAAAATGAGAACTAGGGGAGAGCCAGTGTTTGGTTCAGGTATGGTATTTGCTGGCATACGTGATGCAGACATTATGATCGAGCCGTTTGAGCTACCTGAGTACTGGCCAAGAATATGTGGTGTTGACTTTGGTTGGGATCACCCTACAGCTGCTGTATGGCTTGCTTGGGATAGAGAAGCTGATATATGTTATTTGTACGCTGAGTACAGACAATCTCAAATGACAGCACAACAACACGCCCCTGCTCTAAAGGGAAGAGGACAATGGATACCTTGTGTATGGCCTCATGATGGTATGTCTCATGAGAAGGGTTCTGGTAACAATCTAGCTGACCAATATCGTGCGCAAGGTGTTAATATGACCATTGAGCATTTTAGAAACCCTCCTACACCGGGTGATAAAGGAAAAGGCGATATTAAAATTGAACCAGGTATTAACGCTCTGTTACAAGCTATGCAAAACGGGCAATTTAAAGTATTCAGTACTTGTGGACAGTGGTTTGAAGAAAAAGGTATGTACCATCGTCAAGATGGTAAGATTGTAGCGTTAGTTGATGACCTTATGTCAAGTACACGTTACGCTTTTCAATCACGTTCATTGTACGCTAAGACGAGAGTGGAATCAGATGGTAATAACAAATACTCAGGTCAAGCACTACCTGTTCAAACTAGAGGAATTGTTTAGTGGCCGATAAAATGAATAGTGAAGAGCTTTTAACTCGTCTAAGAAATGAGTCAGATGCTAGTATAGGCGCGCATGATGGGTTATTATCTGAACGCATAGAAAAATTAAACGATTATTACCACGGTAAGCCGTACGGCAATGAAATTGTTGGACGCTCACGTTTTATTACTCGTGAAGTGTACGAAACTATTGAATCAATTATGCCTTATCTAGTTAAGATTTTCTTTAGCTCAGATAAAGCCGTTATATTTGACCCAGAAGATGAAGATGATATTGAATCAGCTATCCAAGAAACTGAATACGTTAATTGGGTCTTTTATCGTGACAACCCCGGATTTAAAATTGGGTACAATTGGTTAAAAGATGGTTTAATGAACAAAGTGGGTTACGTTAAAGCTTTGCGTGAGACAGCTGAACCCACTTTTGATGAATACGAAAACCAATCAGAAGAACAAGTTGCTAAACTGCTAGGTGATCTAGGAGAAGATTTTGAAGGTGACGTTGAAATGCTGGAACAAGATGACGGATTAGTAACCGTTTCTGTTTCTCGTATTACTGGTCGCGATAGAACTGTTATATCTAATGTTCCACCTGAAGAAATGAGAATTTCAGAAGGCGATACTGATATTGTTTCAGCTAGATACGTTGCACACCATGCTAAACGTAGAATATCTGAAATTAGGGCTATGGGTTTTGATATTGATGATGATATTGAAGATGATTCAGAAATAACTAACACTTTGTACAACGATCGTCATGATGAAATTTCTGATGGGTTAAAACAAGAAAGTTTTGAGCTAGGATCTAGCCGCGAAGTTCTTTTAAAAGAAGAATATTTACGTGTTGACATGAACGGTGATGGCCTTGACGAATTATGGCAGTTTTTTCGTGTTGGAGACACTATTCTTGAAGAAAACGAAGTCTCAGAAGCGCAAATATACTCCTGGTCACCTATTATTGTACCACACCGCCATGTAGGTGGTTCTCCTGCTGATCCTATTATGGATATACAGTTACTTAAATCTAAAGTAACCCGTAATTTGCTTGATAACCAAGAAAGAATAAACAACGGTCGTTTTGGTGTAGTAGATGGTCAAGTTAACCTTGATGATCTTATGTCTAGTTCACCAGCTGGGATTGTACGGATGAATTTCCAAGGGGCTGTAGAAGCTCTTCCTACCCCCCAATTAGACCAATCAGCATTTCAGGTACTAGGGTACGCTGATGCTTTAGCAGAGCGTAGATCAGGTGTTTCTGAGCGTGGACAGGGTCTTGATCCTAAGATGTTCAATTCTAACACTGCTGCTAGTACAGCTGAACTAGTTATGTCGTCAGCTGAACAAAAACTAGAGCTTATAGCTCGTGTATTTGCTGAAACTGGCCTTAAAGATTTAATGCTTGGTATACACAGGATTGGTTTACAGCATGAAACACCTGACCGAAAGGTTCGTAACAACAACGGTGAGTTCATTGCAATTAATCCATCTGAATGGCGTAATCGCTATGATATGAATGTTACTGTAGGTATTGGTAACGGTTCAAAAAATCAACAAATGATGCAAATGCAACAAATTGAACAAACTGTACAAAGCATTGTAAATGGAGGTGGATTAGGTACACTTATTACACCAACCAATATTTGGAACTTAGCAATGGAAAAAGCTAAAGTAGCTGGGCGTAAAGATGGTAACAAATTCTTTACTAAACCTGAGTCAGATAATACTGAAGAAGGGCCAAGTATAGAAGAACAAAAACTACAAGCAGAAATGCAATTCAAACAAAAAGAAGTTGAACAAAAAGACATGGAACTACAGATCGATGCCAAAAGGCTTGAAATAGAAGAAATGGAACTTCAATTTAAAATACAACAACATGAAGATAATAACGAGTTTAAGATTGCCGAGCTTCAACTAGAATCAACACAAAACAGAGCAGTTAAAGTAGGTTCAGACTAGGAGTAATAAGTGGGAGATGTAGTAGACATTAACAACACTAAAATCCAAGATAGCCTAGATGAACTAGAAAATTTTTTTAGATTAGCCAAAGAAAGTATACAATCAGGTGAACTAATGTACTTTGGAGGCGTTCTTGAAGACGATCAAGGTACTGGGTCATTGTGTTTAACAGTTGGTAAAAACGCACGTTTAAGAGCAGCTAGTAGTTTTTGTGCTTTTTCTTGTGCTATTTTAGACGATGCTTTGGAGGACAGCAATGAACAAAAAGGAAACATCACTCACTAATAACGAGTTAATAGAAAGAGGCCAAAGAGCTTCTGTATTACTTAATTCAGAGTCTTACATACAATGTGTACAAGACATGTACGATTGCTTACACCTTGGGTTTGATGGTTTACATACAGATGATTCTGATTGCGCTATGTCAATAGTAAGACAACTTAGATCATTAAGGACATTAAACTCTAAGTTTGAAACGTGGTCACAAGAATCAAAAAGACTAAGTGAACTTGAAAATGATTGAGCTTACAAGAGATGAAGGGCTTGCTATACTTGATGAATTATCTGCGTTACCTTATCGTGACGTACAAGGATTAATTTTTACATTAGCTGATAAATTATCAAAATTAGAGGAACCACAAGAAAAACAATTCCAAGAAAAAATATATACCGGAGAATAAAATGGAAAACAACGATCAACCTGTTTTTGCAGGAATCGATGAGGCTTTGGACTTTATGGACAAGCCAGAAGAAAAATCAGACAGTGTAGCCACTATAACTGATAAGGACGAAGAAGAGACCGCACAGGTCGAAACCGATGAAGAGGAAATTGAATCAGAGGACTCTACAGAAGAGCAACCAGATGATGAAGAAGAATCAGAAGAGGATGATGAAGACGAGAAAGAAGATTTTCTTTTTAAAATCACTGATGGTGATGAAGAAATTGTAATTACTGATGTAGAAGAAGCTAAGAAGGGCTATATGCGTCAAAGCCAATTTACTAAAGTAACACAAGAAGTTGCAGCTGAACGCAAAGCACTAGCTGCTGATAAAAATGCTGTACTTGAATTAAAAAACGAGTACTTAAAAGGCATATCAGACTACAAAGTTGCGTCAAGCGAAAAACTATCTAAGTTTGTTAATGTGGACTGGGAAGTTCTACAGAAAGAAGACCCCATTGAGTTTGATGAGATGAAGTCAGCGTTTGAAGCTGCTAAAATGGCTTATGAGCAAGCATCCCAAAAAGAACAGGAAGTTAGTTCAGAAGTTACAGCTGAAAACAATCAGTACGCACAAAGTGTACGTGCTGAAGAAATGGGTAAACTAACTGTTGCACTACCTGAGTTAAGCGAAGAAGGCTCAACCCTTTTAAGTGATGCTTCAAAACATGCTGCTGAAGCTTATGGCTTCACAACAGACGAACTTTACACCATCTACGATCATCGTCAAATCAGGGTATTAGTTGACGCATTCCGTTTCAACCAATCCCAAACTAAACTAGCGGCTGGTGCAGCGAAAGCTAAAACAGTCAAAAAATCAATTAAGACCAAGGGTGCTGCAAGTAAAACAACTGCGCAAGCCCGAAAAGCAAAAGCCGGAATGGACTCTTTGCAAAAACCAGGTGGAGTTACACTTGAACAAGCAATGAGGATTATGAATGGCTAGGCTACACTTGAGGAATTATTATGAGTTCAACATCCACAGATACCTATGATAGTGTTGGTATCAGAGAAGACCTTTCAGGCATTATTTATAATGTAGAGCCTGATACAACCCCATTTTTAAGTATGGCTCCTAAAGCGAAAGCTAAAAGCACTACTCATGAATGGCAAACCGATAACCTTGACGCTGTTACAGATAACAAAGTAGTTGAAGGGGCAGATGCTGCATTTTCTCCAGCTACTGCTACTGTTAGACTGACTAACTTTTGTCAAATAGGCAGCAAGACCGCAATGGTCTCTGGTACTCTTGAATCAACTGATCGTGCTGGCCGTGATCGTGAGATGAACTACCAGATGATGAAACGTGGACTTGAGTTGAAACGTGACATGGAAAACGCATTGGTTGGCTTAAACAATGCTAAAGCTGTTGGTAATGCAACTACTGCTCGTGAAACTGGAAGTATGCAGTCTTATGTTAAGACTAATAGTTCTAAAGGAACTAACGGTGCAGACCCAGCTGGTACAGGTGCAGATGCCCGTACTGACGGCACTCAACGTGCTTTTACTGAAGCTATGTTAGAAGCTGTTGTTGATAGTATCTTTACTAATTCAGGTGAGTTTGCTGACACTGTTCTAGTAGGTTCTTTTAACAAGCGTAAAATGAATGGCTTCACTGGTCGTGCTTCAACCACTGACCACAATGTTGCCGCTGGAAGCATTATCTCTGCTGCTGACGTTTACAAGAGTGACTACGGTGATCTAAAGATTATCCCTAGCCGTTTCTCTCGTGCCCGTGATGCACTAGTTTACAACAAATCTAAGTTTGCTGTTGCGTATCTACGTGATATGAAAACTAAAGAAATTGCTGCAACTGGTGATGCTGAGAAACGTCAAGTTCTTGTTGAATACTGTCTAGAAGCTCGTAATGAGAAGTCTAGTGGTATTGTAGCAGATTTGACTACTGCTTAATCAATCTGGAATGGGGGGTTCGCCCCCCTGACCTTTAAGGAGTTTTAGTGTTATTACGTGAAACAGAATATGACTCTTGGACAGGTGAAACTAGAAAGTGGTATTTTGATGACAATAATAATATTGTTTGTCATCGGTCTGCTAACCTTAGTGCTTTAATTAGCAACTGTAAAAATGGTGCTAATGCTACAAAAGGTTTTTCTGGAAAAGAAAAATTTCATAAAGTATTTAGTATACCTCCAATTATACAACACAAATTACTCAAAGAATATAACCTTGATTGTTTTAGTGATGACCCTACAGAAAAGAAACGATTAGAACAAATTATTGAAAAAGATTTTCCTGTACTCAAAACTAACTCAGCTAAACTGTGGAGACCAACCTAGTGTTAAGTAATTATACAAACATTAGTGAAGCTGTTAATAAATGGATTAACCGGGTAGGTGCTTCAAGCATTACGGATAATACAGAAGATTTTATAATACTAGGACAGCGCAGAATCCAAAGGGATGTTAGAGTCCCACCAATGGAAGTTCTAAGCCCTTCTTTAGTAGTTACAGCAGGTCAATCACCAATACCTACAAGCCTTTTAGATGTTAAAGAAATGATTGCTTATGATGGCCAATCGGCTTGGCCTGTGTACAGAAGTAATTACGCTGACGTTAAAACTAAAAGATTTCAAAATGAACCAGGGCCACAAGTGTTTGACACTGTAGCTGGTAACTTTGAGTTTGGCCCTGAACCTACTTCAGGTGTATCAATTGATTTAGTTTATTATCAAGAATTAGAATTTATTTCTAGTTCTGTAGAAATTAATTGGTTTAGTCAATACGCCCCTGAATTAATATTATATTCAGCAATACTAGAAGCTGCTGTGTTTATGAAAGATACTGAACAAGAACAAAAGTATGCTGCTATGTACAAAGAGTCTAGAGAGCTTCTTAAAGCACAAAAAGATAAATCTGAATTCTCAGGTCGGTTACAAGTTACTACTAGATAATTTTTTAGAGGTTTAAGATGGCAGTACAACTTAGTGTAACTAGTCGCAATGCTAGGCTTGATGCAATAGAAACAGCTATAGGTATAAACCCTACACTTAACTTTAACACAGGGGTACAACCCGCTAATTGCGCTTTAACAGACTCAGGAACACAATTAGGACAAATAACACTACCTAGTGATTGGCTAACAAGTGCTAGTTCTGGATCAAAGTCTAAAAATGGTAGTTGGACTGGTACAGCCATTGCTACTGGTACAACTGCTCATTTTCGTATTAAATCAAGCAATGGTATTTGCCATATTCAAGGTAGTATTACAGCTATTGGTGGAGGTGGTGATATGGAGCTTGGTACTACATCTATAATTACAGGACAAACTGTAACGGTTTCAACATTTATTTTAACTGACGGTAACCCATAATGGCACTTCCAACCCCAGGTGATAGAGCTGCTGAAACTAGTACTACTACTGGTACTGGTACATACAATTTAAATGGTGCTATTTCAGGATGGCGAACTATTGTTACTGCTTGTGGTACAGGTAACGAAGTAGATTATTTTGTTAGAGATTCTTTAGGAACATCTGATTACGAAATAGGTCGTGGTGTTATTACTGATGCTGCTACAGATACTTTAACACGAGCTACAATATATGCTTCAAGTAATGGTGGATCAGCTGTTAATTGGGGTGCTGGTACTCGTGAGATTGTAGTTACTTTAACAGCTAATGCTATGAACCAACTTCTTGCCGATGAAGATATTGGTGTTACTGTACAAGCTTACAATGCTACAAATACATTAAACGCAGGTGTTACTTATGAGCTATTAAATACTAATGGTGATGTAGGTACAACAGCAGGAACATTAGCTATAGGTAACCACCTTCACACAGGTGTTTATGAACCAGCTGACGCTACAATAGTTAAAGATGCTGATATTGGTGTTACTGTACAAGGCTATACCTCAGTATTAGCAAATACTACAGCATCTTTTTTAACTGCTGACGAAAGTAAATTAAATGGTATTGAAGCCCTAGCTGATGTTACAGATACAACTAATGTAACTTCTGCTGGTGCTTTAATGGACAGTGAAGTAACTAACTTAGCAGATGTTAAAGCTTTTAACACAACAGACTATGCCACAGCGGCACAGGGAACTACCGCAGACAATGCTCTAGTAGCGTCAGCAGTATCTACCTTTGGTGGTACACTAATAGATGATGCAGATGCAACTACAGCTAGGACTACACTAGGTTTAGGTACAGCAGCAACTACAGCAAGTACAGATTATGCAACAGCAGCTCAAGGAACTAAGGCAGATGATGCCTCTCCACTAGCAACCACTGTTACTAAGACTTCTAGTACAGGTTCAGGGCTATTACCAAGTGGTACTACAGCACAACGAGATGGCTCACCAGCAGCAGGGTACATTAGATTTAACTCTGACTCAGGTTCTTTTGAGGGCTATAGTGGTAGTGTTTGGGGTTCTATAGGTGGTGGTGGTGGGGGTGGTGCATCAGCAGGTGGTGCAATCTACGAAAACACTAACGAGATAACTGCTGACTATACTTTAACTACTAATAAAAATGGTATGAGTGTTAGCCCTTTAACTATAGCTAGTGGTGTTACAGTAACAATTCCAAATGGTTCAAGATGGGTGGTATTATAATATGGCTACAATACTAAGAGGTGATGATAATTTTGATACTGCCGTGGGAGTGGCAGATAACATAGTACAAACACACTTAATTACAACATCAAGCCAGTCAGTAACCGCTGGCACTCGTACTAATATATCTGGGCTTAATGCGACAATTACTCCATCTACTGCCAGTAAACGAATAAAGGTTACAGTAAGATGGAATGGCGAGTATTCAAACGCTGCTAACTACGAGTGTGTTTACGGTATAAAAAGAGATACTACTGATATAGGTAATCCAGCAGCGGACGGTAATAGAAACACTGGTATATCTACTGTCTCTGTGGGGTTTGAAACGGCTGACGCAACTAGTACACCTGATAACGCAAGCTACAGCTACATAGACTCTCCCGCTACCACATCGGCAACCACATATCATGCAACATACTTAAATTCCTATGATGGAACTCTTTATAACCAACGCACAGTTACCGATACTAATCTAAGCTATAAAGAGCGTATAACATCAACCATCATACTAGAGGAGATTGACTAATGATTGACCAAGCAATTTACAACACGCACTCAAGTGTAGTGAGCATCCTTGAAAGTACAGATGCTTATGATGCACAAGGTAATTCCGTGGTCTTAGACATGGCGCTTGTTAATGCAGAAGTCACAAGACTACAGGCAGCTTATGATGCACAAGCATACTCACGGTTACGAAAGGATGAGTATAACTTACTTAACCAAGATGAAATGCGATATGACGATTTAGTTAATGGCACAACAACTTGGCAAGATGCTATAGCAGCAATTAAACTAGCACACCCAAAACCATAGGATAAGTAATGAGTTCAATTATTAATGCGGACACTAGTAGTGGACTAACTATTAGCTCTGATAACAGTGGTGAAATTGACTTCCAATCTGGTGGTGTTACTAAAGCTGGCATTAACAGTACAGGGTGGACTGGTGATGGTTCTCAATTAAGTAATGTTGGTAGATTATTACAAGTAGTTAACCTAGTATACTCAACACAGAGCAGTATGACTGTTGGTACTACAGATACAGCAGTCACGGGCATGAATTTAAATATTACCCCTCTTGCGGCTGGTTCTAAATTTCGTATAGATGTTAGGTTGTTTGGGGAAGTGTATAGTGCGTGGCAAGTATTATTTAATATCCACCGCGGGGCTGCTAGGATTAACACGACATCAAATCTTAAATATCATGGATTGGCTATGATGACTCAAAGTTATGGAATAGCAACAAATGACTCTAGTACTCCAGAAATTCTGAACCTAACTACAATAGATTCTACTGGTAGTACAGTAGGAACTACTCTTACTTATACTTTGGTAGCATGCGCTGACGTTAACCGAACACTATGGATAAACAGGTGTGTTGGTGCCCCAACAACAAGTTATGAAACAGGAATATCAGAAATAATCATTACAGAGATAGGGGCATAAATGAGTTCACTAATTTTAAATGGAGATACTAGTGGGAGTGTTACCTTCCAAGTTCCAGCAGTAGCTGGCACTAATACAATTACTATACCTGCTGTCACTGGTACTATTTCTGTACTACCTGCTGCTTGGACTTTTACAGAATCAAGTGGTACTTTAATAATTTCTTCAGGTGGAGTTGCAAAAGCAAAACTAGATACTAGTGGCAACCTCACTGTAGTAGGTGATGTTACCGCCTTTGGTACAGTGTAATGGCTGTAACGGCATCAGGTGTCATAGCTATGAGCGGGGATGTTGTAGGTGAGTTCACTGGCGCAGCACCTCACTCATTATCTGAATATTACCGCAATGGTATTTATATAAACAGCGGGAACACTAATGTGCCGACTTCTGGTGAGATAAGCCTGAGTGATTTTTACGGTGCAGCAGCTAATGTCACTGTTACAGTTACTGAAGGCTCCATAGCCATCAATGGGGTTCCCGCTGGTTCTACTTCATACTACGGGTATGGTGCAACTAATAAATACATAGACGCAGATACCTTTGTGTTCCGAGCTGGAGGGGCTAGGGGGGCAAGAACACCCACCTCGCTAAACGGAGCCACGATACAAGGGTTATATCGTATTCTTGGTAACATATACGACCCCGGAACTTTCTTTACTGTGGTGTTGTCAGGTACACGGGCAAAGTCGTTCTTCACCAGCATATCCGTTCTCGGTATAGGAACCTTCACATCTGCTTCGGCTG